AGCTGATTCGTTTAGAAGAGGGGCACGATTGTTGTCTCATTGGAAAGACGGTGATGAGGACTTGGGTCACGTGAAAGAATGGGGAGAGGATACGGTTCTAGTGATTGACTCCCTAACACTTATGGGGGAGGCTGCCCTACGAGCCGCTCTCGTTTTTAATAACAAGAAACCTACTGAGCAAGCAAGCCAACCAGAATGGGGTGCTGCAGCACGTGATGTACAGAACATTATACAGTACATTACAGGCGATGAAGTAAAGTGTAATGTTGTTGTTACAACACACATGCAGTATATGGAAGGTGATATGGGAGTGTCCAAAGCATACCCCACATCTGTAGGTTCTAAGTTATCTACTAAGATTGGTAGATACTTTAACTGTGTTTGCAGAATAGATACTAGATCATCTAGTAAAGGAACAGAGCGCACGCTACGTACAATGTCAGATCATAGAATGGATCTGAAAGTTACAGCGCCTTCTTTAATAGAACCTAATATCCAATTGGATTTAAACGAATTGTTTAATTCAATTCAGAAAAATGCAAAGGCAAAACTCAAAGAGAGCAATACGAAAGGAGATAAATAATGTCTAACGTTGCTGACTTTTTAAACATGACACCTCAAGATACACCCGAATCGGTTGTACTACCAGAGGGTAGTTATGAATTCTCTGTGACATCATACAGAGCAGATGAGGTTGGTGAAAATCAAACACCACTCATTAGACTTAACGTCAAAGCAGTTGGTGTGATTGATTCAGATCTAACTGATGACAAACTGTCTAACGCAGAACCCACACGCATGGAGTTCTGGGCTACACCTAACGCCTTGAAGGTTAAGAATCCTGCAACAGGATTAAAGTCTTTCCTTACAAGTGGGCTAGACATGGGTCATGTAGATGACTTACCATATAGTGAGTTGCTAGAAATGGCAATCGGTAAAACCTTTAAAGGTTTAATCAAACACGAAATGGTTGGTAAGAATAAAGATATTCTACAAGCCTCAGTAAAAAGAATACTCTAGTATGAGCAAGCAAACAGTTGCTTCACAGCTACCGAGTAATGGTCAATCCATGATCGCGTTCGTCTTTGACTTTCCAAGTACAGATGAGCAACGTCTTGGTCAAATCATGGTAGGTAGTACGGGTAAAATGTTTCACAAGATGTGTGAGATATTAAACTTGAATGTGGAAAATTGTTTGCTCACTTACGCTCTCGCTCAGAAGCCAGCACAGGAGAACCCTGCACATTTCTTTCATAATAAGAAAACATACTCTGCAATTTTAAAAGAGAAGAAGTGGCGCTCGAAGTACCCTGTGAATGGCTTTGGCTTTTTGAAAGAAGAATATGAGGGAGAGTTAACTAGACTAGAGAACGAGCTTAACGCGTGTAAACCTAATGTAATTATTGCAATGGGAAGTCTTGCGTTATGGGCGCTAACAGGGCTAGATAAGATAGGTACTTACAGGGGAACCGTTCTTAAATCTAACCTCACAGGGGGAACCAAAGTCTTGCCTACGTTTAGCCCTAGTGCCGTGATAAGAAACTTTGACTTCAGACCTATTGTTCTTTCTGATATTAAGAAAGCAATAGAAGAATCTGAAACACCAGATATACAAATAAAAGAAAGAGAGTTATGGATTGAGCCAACAATTGAAGACTTACAAAGTTTTGAGGAGAGCTTTATCAAAGAGAATAACGAGGATGAACCGCTTAGCTTTGACATTGAGACGGCTGGCGGTTTTATTACTTGTATTGGTTTTGCTCCAAACGATTCTACTGCTTTGGTCATACCATTCAAGGACAAACGAAACGTACTCCAAAACTATTGGACCGATGTTGCACATGAGCGACAAGCATGGGCTTGGATAAAACGAATCCTAGAAAATGAAAAGATTACGAAGGTCGCACAGAACCAAACGTATGACGTGTCATGGCTGGCATACAAACAAAATATAAATGTTAAAGGAAACATACATGATACAATGCATGCACAACATGCACTACAGCCCGAACAACAGAAAGGATTAGGCTTTCTTGGTTCGATATATACAAACGAGGGTGCTTGGAAAACTATGGCTAAGTTTTCAAAGAGTACTAAGAGAGATGAATAAATGTAAAGATGTCCAAACGTGCTCCATATTTTTCGGAGTTACATATACCAAATGATTTAGTAACTATCGAAAGTGAAGTACGGTTGTGGAGATCCGTAATTGACCAAGCGATATCAGACTTCTTATCTACTAACAAGTCAAGAGAAAGCGTGACTAACAAAGAACGTGCAAAGATATGGTTGAGAGGCAAGACAGAAGATTTTATTATAGTCTGCGACTATGCATTTTTACATGCAGAAAATACAAGGAAAGAAATTTTTGAAATTATAGGAGGACAGAATGAGCTCTACAGATGACGCATATTCTACGCAAGTAGGTGGCGACCACTACCAAGATTACGAGATACAACCTTCAATGTTTATTAATGGTAATAAATTATTATTCGCAGAAGGTAATGCTATAAAATATATTTGTAGACATGCATTGAAAGGAGGCAAAGAAGATTTATTAAAAGCAAAACATTATATAGATATGATTATTGAGAGAGACTATGACTAACACAGGAGACAAAAGCAATGGCAAAAATTATAAAGAATGTAGACATTCAAAACATAGAGTTAGATTCTGAGCAAACTCTTTGGACATACTGCGCCTTAGACTGTGCAGTTACTCTAGAGATTTGGCAGAAGATTAAAAAAGAATTAGACGATACCACCACAGGTACATACAAGTTTGAACTAGATAGCCTCAAGCCTGCAATGGCTATGATGCTTAAAGGGTTACGTGTAGATTTAGATGCAGTAAAAAATATGCGTGCCCCCTTGAAAGACACTCGAGTTAGATTAGAACGCATGCTTAATCTGTTTGCAAATGCGGCAACAGGTAAAGATCTAAACCATGCATCCCCAAAACAATTACAGAATTTATTTTACCTACACTTAGGTATACCTAAAGTTATGTCCTATAAAAAGGGCAAGCAAAAAATATCAACAGATCGTGAAGCGTTAGAATTCATGCGCGAAAATTATCCACGAGCAAAACCTTTTTGTAATGCTATTCTTGCATTGCGTGACATAGACAAACACCTTGGTGTATTAGATACAGATAGGGATAACGATAACAGAATACGTTGTTCTTATAATGTGGCGGGCACAGAGACAGGGCGTTGGTCATCTTCAGAAGCCCCTTGGGGTACAGGAACTAATCTTCAAAACATAACAAAAGACTTGCGCGAAATATTTATACCCGATGAAGGTATGACTATGTTCTACGCAGATCTAGAGCAGGCTGAATCACGTGTGGTAGCTTATTTAACAGGTGATGAGAACTATATTAATGCTTGTGAGAGTGGTGATCTACATACTACTGTTGTTAAAATGGTATGGAAGAACATGGGTTGGAGCGGTGATCCTGCACAGGAAAGAGAACTAGCGGAGAATCCTTATTACTTACAGTTTAGTTTTAGAGATATGTGTAAGCGTGCTGGTCATGGTACTAACTACGGACTATCAGCTACATCATTAGCTAGACATCTAAAGATTAAAGTAGCGCATGCTACAAGGTTTCAACTGCTATATTATGGTGGCGTAGTAGCTTTAGAATCAGTTAATAGGTGGCATAAACAGGACTCAAAAGCTGGTTTTGATGAGCTTCTAGCATATGGTAAAGTATATGGTGATAAGATCAAATACTTAGATGTTCCAGGGGCGTTCCCTGGAATCAGGAAATGGCATGACAGTATAGCAAATGAGCTATCAAATACTGGAACACTAACTACACCACTGGGTAGAAGAAGACAGTTCTGGGGTAGATTAAATGATGCTACTACATTACGTGGTGCTATTGCTTATGTTCCTCAGTCTACTATAGGTGATTTACTAAACGTAGGATTGTATAGAGTTTGGAATGAATTAAAAGACGATGGTGTCCAAGTACTAGGACAAGTACATGATGCTATATTAGGGCAAGTTCCTACAGAAAAAGTAGATGAGTTGATGCCTAAGATTATTAATTGTATGACCAATCCTATGGTTGTACATGACAGACAATTAGTTATTCCCTCTTCTGTTGAAGTGGGTAACTCTTGGAAAAATTTAAAGACATGGAAAGGGGGGCACAATGGCGCGAATATATAAAGACTATATTGAAGCGTGCGTAGATGCTACTGATAAAAGTCCTATACCTAAACTGTTTAGAAGGTGGGCAGCTTTATCATCTGTATCTGGTGCGTTAGGAAGAAGAGTGTGGATGCCTATGGCAAACTACGATATACGTGCTAATATATTCGTTGTACTTGTAGCTGGACCTGGCAGAAACAAATCAGTTAGTTTGATTCTACCATATACTAAAGTATTTCGTAAGCTAACTACACCTGTAGGTACTACACCAGACCATGAGAACTTTAACTCTGGACTAAGTGAGTATGGTTTAAAAGAATACCCTCTGTATTGTATACAAGATAGGATAACACCAGAGAAGTTAGCAGTAGATATGTCTAAGGCATCTAGATTTGATATGCGTTTATCAACAATAGGTGATGAGTTTTATGACGGAGCAATAACATTAGTTACATCAGAACTAGGTACATTCTTACATAGACATGAAAGATACTTACAAATGTTTCTTACTGATATGTGGGATAGTAAAGAAGAATACTCACATAAAACTAAAACAGCAGGGGAACATATAATTAAAGGACCTTGTTTGAATTGGATAGCTTGTGC